GGTTTGAATTTCCAGCAGCACCAACAAAGATAACTCCAGCAGCAATCATTTCAGCTCCCGCTTCTAATGCCGAATTTGGAGGATGTTCCCCTTTCATTCTACCACTATCACCATATTGGCCAATGTACTGCATAAATGCTGGTTTAGATGAGTAGGATATACCACCAGCTCCAGTAGTACCAACACGATAATAATAGAATCCACTAGACCCCTGGACTGCTCTATACCCCCAACTATTGCTGCTTATTGTTGGATTTTTATTTCCATACGTTGGATTATCTCCTTTTGCAAGGTGAAAAAGTTTCATGATGTCATAATATGGTTCAAAGTCAGCACCATCGGTCCCATAAGCATTGATTGACCATTTATTTGCATTAAATGCCCATCCCTGATTTCTTCCTACAGTGTTCGCTGTGCATTGAGTTCCGTGAGTTGTTGAAATAGTTGGTCTAGCACTATGAGAACCATTACATCTAACTCTTGTGTAAGCCGAAGTTATATTAACTGTGCCTAAAGATGCAAAAGACGCGGATCTTTGATTTGCAGTGGACCACCAAGTTCTTGCAACACTATCTACAGGTACTGTAGTCCCATCCCAACGCAAAGTAAGTCTTGTCGCTGCATCTGCTTCAAACCATGCGGGGTCTAACCAGTAAGGCGCATCAAGAACTAAATCTAATAACTCGCATGTTCCGTTCGTAGCGTTTTGTGCCACTGGTCCACCACCACCAGCACCCTTAAATCCAACTCTTAATGGATTCCCTCCTACTAAATTTGTGGGCCCGTATCCAGTTGCATTACTTTGAAACTCTGAATGTCCGAACCAACACCCCTCATCGCCAGTAATTAGATCAACATCTGTGCCATCAGCATAATATTGGATTCTGTTAGTAAAAGTTTGACTTGAACCTGCTGATACTCCAGTATACCAAGGATCTGCTTTATCTACATGTCTTAATAATTGATATCCACTACGATTAAGTTCTGAAGTTCCTGCTGGATTTGGTAGTTGGTTAAAATCATTCCAGTTTCTATATTGTTTTGTTCCAGGATCTGCATAACGGTAATTTCTTATTGGTGCTGCATAAAGATCCTCTGGATTTGGTTTGTATTTGCATGGATAACTTTCAAAATTTTCATGAACATACTTAATTTTTGGATGATTAAGTAGTTCTGCGGCTTCTTCATCGGTGAGAAGATATACCGCTCTAGTTGCACTATGGGATTTTAAATCTGCACAATCAATATGGTCTTTTGGAATATTATCTTCAAGAGTTCCATCTTTTAGAAGAACTTCATGTATGTGATCCCAATCTTCAGCGGTATGACAACCAACCGCATACAATTTTTTAGCACCAGGTTCAGTTGGATATTCAATTCCTAAACCAGCCTGATGATCATGGTCTTCAAATTTATCATATTCTTGAAGATCTTTTTTCTTGATAGAATTTTCCATTAGTTTAGGTTACGATGTTTAAAGTTCCGACCATGCCACCATGGATGGTGCATTGGTAAACTAAAGTATTCGGAGCATCAAAAGGAACAGTGAATATTTGCGTTCCACTTTGAGATCCACTTAAATATGTAGAACCATATCCAGTTCCTCCACTAGAATAACGAATCGCAAATGGATGACCACTTCCAGTAGAGTTTTCAAAAATGTAAGTAAATCCTCTGTGTAAATAAAGAGTTGGATTGGCTGTACTATTTACTACTCCAGGACCAGCAAAACTATACGAAGAGGCGCCATTTGAAGTAATGTAATATTTGATAGCAAATCCAACATCTGATCCATTACCAAGAGTGGTATTGGTTCTGAAAGATGTTGAGGTTATTATACCAGTTGCATTTATATGAGTAAATGTAGAGGTTCCTGATGTATTAATACCTGCAATACTGCCGCCACCACCACTGGAAGCCGTAATGGATATTGTAGCAGTGCTTCCAGAGAAAGTAGCTGTTACGCCGCTTCCAACAAAATCAAGAATTCCTGCAGTTCCAATAGTTGTGCCTTCGTCTTTAACTATAACACTGCTGCCACTTGATCCTCCACTACTACTAACGTTTGAATTCGTTTGGACCGAATTGCCCATATACCCGTGATTTACACACTGATAATGTAAGACAGTCGGTGTTGTATCAACAATATTGATTTCTGTGTATGCGCCAGCGCTTCCAGCGGTTCCATTGAGAGTTACTGTTGCCTGATATTCTGTTGTTCTATCTGCCTCTAAATAAAATCTAAGTTGATGAGTGTTATTAGATGCATCTGACTGATCAAAGCGATACCTTTTTCCAGGTAAAAGTGTAATGAATGGAGACTCCCTACCATCAATATAATATCCACTATTAGAACCAGTTCCAAAGTAACGATGATTTGAACTCTTTGCGGCAACGGTAACGACAAATGTTTCTGTTGTAGAACTTGCTGCGCCTACAAGTGCTTTATAGTCGGAAAGTTGTTTTACACTAGTAATACCAGTAATTAACGAATTGCCAACAACATGAAGTCTTATGCCTGGATTTGTGGTGCCTAGGCCAACATTACCACCAGTAGTTAAGGTTGTACTAATTGCAACTCGTGGAGCATTTATTGTCAATAAACTTGTAGAAGTAATTTCGGGGGATCCAAGATTACTACTCTGGAATGAAGAGGCAGTGATTACTCCACTGATTCTTGCGTCTCCAGTTACCGAAAGTTTCGATGTTGGATTTGTGGTTCCTATACCAACATTGGAAAGTGTGTGAATACCAGCAGCAGTGGTTACAAATTGTGTCGCTCCACCAGATGAGGTTACTGTTACTACACCAGCAGATACGGTAGATACCGATAATCCAGATCCAAAATCAATGGAACCAGCTGTTCCAACTAATATACCATCATCTCTGATAATAATTCCTGTTCCAGATGCAATAACTCCAGTTATTCCAGCTCCATCACCAACAAAAGATAACGCACTAATAATTCCGGCAACAGTAATATTTGCTGGAAGTCTTGAGTTACTTACTGTGCCCGAAGTTAGTCTCGTTGCGTTGAGGTTTGTAAGTCCAGAACCATCTCCAACATATGCAAGTGCGGTGATAACACCAGCTGTTGCTTCAATACCATAACTAGCAATTGTTACTGCTGAACCAACTCGTAACGTTGCAATAGTTGAAATTCCACTGGCATTGATGTTTGGCGAAACAAGAGAGTTTGCATTTATAGTTGTTCCTGAAATTGATCCCCCCGTGATTGGTCCAGTTCCAGCACTTAATGATCCTGCAACAACTGAAGAAACGTTGAGTGCTGGGTTTCCTGCAAGTCCATAAGCAGTTGTTGCATTAGATACAGAACTTGCTCCAGAGACAGTAGCGATACCAGAAACAACGGAAGATACTGATATGTTAGTACCAAAATTAATAGATGATGCTGTTCCAATTAAAACGTTATCATCATAGAGTGCTACGCCCGAACCAGCTGCAGTAATTCCAGTTAAACCAGATCCATCACCAACAAAAGAAGTTGCAGTAACAACTCCAGCCACTCTCATGCCACCATTTCTAATGGTAGTAATGCCAGATACGACTACAGTAGGGGCATTAATGTTAAGAGTGCTGGGAGAAGAAATTGTTGATGCTGAACCAGTAAAAGTAGTTTCAAATTTACTTGCAGTGATAACACCAGTAGCATTAACTTGTTTGGCAAATAATGTATCTCCAGTGACTGTTGTGATGCCGGCAAAGGTTGAGACACCAGAAACCAATACACTGCCATTCACAGTGAGTTTTGATGTTGGATTTGTGGTTCCCAATCCCACATTTGCTAAGGTAGTAAGTCCAACTGAACTTTGATTCCAATATGAATCCGTACCAGGTAGATTTACTAATCCAGAACCATCACCAAAAAATCTAGTTGCAGTAAGTATTCCTGGGGTAGCGTAGTTTCCGTGGAGATCTTCTGCAAGAATTCTTCTCCATCCATTGTATCCACCGTCGGTGGTTCCCATGGAAACATATGCTGATTTGGTATTATTTGCAAAAGCAAACATCCCTCTCCAACTGGTCGCAGAAGGCAAATCTCCAGTCGAATCAAAGTCAAAACGAACTTTACTGCCCTGGCCAGGTATTGTTACAATGCCTGCCAAAGAGTAGATATTGTCAATTACAATAGATGGGGATCCTGTTAAGTTCCTTGCAACTGTTGCAATACCAGCAGTTGTTGCATATCCAGAATTTGTAGATATGCCTGCTATTGTGGCGTATGTTGCTACTCCAGCGAGTGATGCATAGAAGGCATTGCCTGCTGCCGTTGCTACACCAGCCCCCTGTGCGTAGGTTACGAATCCAGCAACGGTAGCAAAAGTTGCAACTCCAGCAATTGGAGTATAAGTTGCAAGTCCAGCAAGTGGGGTGTAGTTTGATAATGATGCGACTCCCGCCAATATTGCATAGGTAGCAACTCCAGCTACACTTGCATATGCAGCAGTTCCAACTCCATTAATTGTTACGTTGCCACCAAATACTGTTCCTACAGCAATGTAATCGCCAAAATTAATAGTTTGTGCGACACCAATTAGAGTTCCATTATCTTTAATTACAACGCCGCTTCCTACTGCTGTAATTCCTGTTAATCCAGATCCATCTCCAACGAATCTACCAGTTGCAACGCCAGAAATATATACATTTCCTTCTACTTGTAGATGAGTTCTGGGTGTTAGGGTATTAATACCAACATACTTAGAAGTATAAATCCCAAGTTCACCATTGCCTTTTGACCATGTGCCTCCAGATCCTACGTTCGGATCCAAGACATTTCCGTCTCCGAGAAGACCATAAAGTTCTTGGAAATTTAAATTAACTTTCGTAGCACCTGTGGCTAGGGAATCTCCTAGACCATCGTTCGGCGTAAACCCAGTGAATATTCCCTGTCTAGCCATTTAGATTATTTAATGTAAGGTCCCTTTGTTCTATTTATTGATCTAATAAATAATGATACACTAGTCATCCACCCTGTCATGCTTCTCAATAATTTAAAACAAAATTTGGACCTTAAAGAAGCGTACAATTGCGTTTACTTGGACAAAAAACATATTGATCCACCAAAAGATCCCGAGGGAAAACCTGGAGTTATGGGGCCTACTGGTGAACCTAAACAAGCTCATGGTGGAGATCATGTAAGAAGTACATCACAATCCGAACCAAAGAAAAGATCAACATATAGATCAGCTTACGAAGAATTTAAGTCGGAATTAAAATCATATCATTATGAAAAGTTTGTTACTTGGTTGAATAACTTGCAAGAAGAAGGTTATGATATTGACAAGTGGGATCCTGCAGATATAATTGATACTTATATCAAAGAAAATAATCTTTGGAAATCAAAAGAAATTATTCATGAAGCAGTAGAAGAACTTGATGAGGCAGGTAAAAAGTGTTGGCCGGGATATAAAAAGAAAGGAACACAAAAAATATTTGGGAAGACTTATAATCGTTGTGTAAAAGAAGAAGGTGCTGAGGAAGTAGAACAGATTGATGAAATCTCTGCTAATCTTGCACTTACTGCTTCACAAAAAGCAGATGAAGAGAGAAGGAAGGCAGCTCTTGCTGGTAATACAAAAAGGGCAGCTAAAAAAGCAAAACAAGCATCCGATCTTTATGCGGGAGTGGCACCACGCAGAGCAAGAGAAAGAGTCAACAACTCTTACGAACCAGAAGGTGAGGAACTTGATGAAGGACAAGTACCACTAAAGCAAAGAAACAAAAATGAAATGCAACGCAAGGCAGGCAACCTTGGTCGTGAAGTAGTTTCAACTCCTAAGACCAAGAAAAATGCAGAAAAGAGAGATGCTGCCATGAATAGAATGAAAAAACTTGTAAGTGTGATTGCTCGTGATGATGAGAGAAAGAGATTTGAAACAATTGGACAATCACCTTTACACAACTCTCACGAAGCAGAAGGTGAACTAGTTAAAGAAGGTAAGACAGATGGCAAATCTGCAAAATCTTCTGGATATTCATTGAAGGACTGGTTTGATGATGGTGGATGGGTTCAGGCAGGTGGTAAGTATGATGGGGAACCTTGTGCTAAACAACCTGGACAAACAACTAAACCATACTGTAGAGATCCTGATGATCGTGCTAACATGGATAAGGATGAAAGAAATAGAAGAGCTGCTAAAAAACGCAAAGAAGATCCAGATCCAGATGCATCAGGAAAAGCAATAAATGTGACTCAAGAAGCTGCTGGCGAAAAAGATGCATGTTATACAAAAGTAAAGTCTAGATATAAAAAATGGCCTTCTGCTTATGCTTCTGGGGCATTAGTCAAGTGCCGTAAAGTAGGCGCTGACAATTGGGGAAATAAAACTAGGAAGGAAGAGTTTAGTGGTGATTATGAAGGTCCTCTTTATGCACCTCATCCAGATTTAGTTACTGAACTAAACAAATCTGATTATGTCAATGATAACTTACCGAGTGACAGTAACCTTGCTTATAGTTTTAAAGATAACAAAAAGAGAGGAAGGGATCTACGTACCCTAGCAAGATTGGTTAGACATGCTGATGGGCAGAAGAAAAATCCTGCTATGTATAACTCCTTTGAACCAGAAGGTGAGGTAATTGATGAAAGAGCAAGAGCAAGAAGGGGGCAACCAAGACCAGCTAGAAATCGCACTATGGAACTAATGAGATCTAATCCAGAGATTAAAACGGGTCTTATGACTCGTAGTGGTAGAACCGTTGCTCAACATGAAGATGAAAGAGGTGTTCCTGGAAGGAATCGTCCTCAACCAAAAACTTCAACTCCTGCCCAAAGACTTGAACTAAAGAAAGCACAAAGAAAAAGAGCAGAACAGCAAGCAGCAGATGCGTACAAACCAAGAGCAGGGGAATCGGACTGATTGCCTGGACTCTAAAATACCAGTACAATAACTCTGTCGGGGGTTAAAGAACGATACTATATAACTTATAGTATGCTTAGAGGATTTTGAATGGCATCCCTGAGGGAGCTTCTGTTATCACATGCTCCTATCCTAACCCTTGGTTGTACTTTGGCAATTACTTTGAGTCTGATGATATTGGCGATAACTTCGGTTTTGTCTACTGCATCATTAACAAAATAAATGGAAAAAAATATATCGGTAGAAAATACTTTTGGTCATACAGAAAGCCCAGAGGTAAAAGTCGGAGAGTAAAATCCGAGAGTGACTGGAAAAAATACTATGGAAGTTCTGAAGATCTTAAACAAGATGTTATTAAACTCGGAATCGATTCTTTTGAAAGACACATTCTTTCATTACATGCCACCAAAGGACATGTAAACTATGAGGAAACTAGACAGTTATTCGTTAATAGCGTCTTAACGGAGTCACTTGACAACGGTGACCCTGCATACTACAATAACAATATTCTCAGTCGTTACTTCAGGAAGGATTACTTTCATGGACAAACCGATCAATAATCAAAATGAGTTTAATGTCGATCTCATTGATAGGTTACATGATCTTGCTGATGATAATAGGATCGAAGACGCTTGTGCATTTTACAGCGAGTTTAAAGAATATATCGTCAATTCTGATGGCAACTTAGTCGAATATGATTAAAATTGCCAAAATCTAAATAACATGGTATCATGGAAGACTCACCTAATGGTGAGTTTTTTATTATGAGAAAGTGACGTGACAATTAGAGCCGAGGAAGGTGCCCGCTGAGAGGTTGGGTGTACCCCCCTTCTATTCGGATGTAGAGTTCAATCGATTTTAATGCAAAATTTCTTTACAGTAACCCTGCCCCTTTTGGCTACGGTTACAACCAGCACGGCAACACTGCCATTCCAGAATTACAAGATGCAAGGGCCGCCGCCTCCTATCGCAGGACAAGCGCCCTTTTCCATTATTAAGGAATTTAATCTTGTTGATGCTCAGAAGACAGCAATCCGCGAGGTTGCTCCCGAAAAACCTAAAGAGATAAGGTTAATTTGTAAAGGGTGTTCAGACAATGAGAATGCTACCCTGGCATATTTCCAGGATCGTGGTATAAAAGACAGAAACGCCCTTGCTACCATCATGGGCAACATTAGACAGGAATCAACATTCGTGCCTAACATTTGTGAGGGTGGTAGCAGAACCAGTTACGGTAACTGCTGGCGCGGTTACGGTCTGATTCAATGGACATCTGCCAACAGATATTATGGATTGGGTGATTTTGCTAAGAGGTATGGTGGTTCACCATCATCCCTTGACACGCAACTTCGTTATCTAACAAATGAGGTTCAGTGGTTGGATATTGAGGAGAAGATGAAAACTCCTGGCAAATC